ATTCCCATTGATTTTTTCCATCTCCTGAATCTTTTTTTTTAACCCTTCAATAACCACGGGAGGAAATTTGCAAGCTTCTATGATTGCTTGGTATATATAAATAAATTCATTTGCCACGATGGATTTTTTAAATAACTCGACTCCACCTATTTTTTTAACACTTTCATTCCCTAAATCATCCACCTCTATCACTTCTCTTATTTTAAAAGTTCTTTTGGATGCAGGGGTCATTAAATTAAAAGCGGCAACAATAAGCTTATCCAAATCAGTGCCTTGCTCAACATAACTTTCAATTTTGGCATTATACTTTTTTTCGAATTCAACTTGGAATCCTAGGGTAGGGGGAGATAAATAAATATCCTGATCCAAAGCGGATAAATAAAATTTGGAGTTGGATGGCAATATTTCAGATAATTCCATGACTATGTGCTTCAGGTTTTCTTATTAGAAAAATGCTACCAGAAAACCTTTTACTTAGTCTTGTGAAAGGAATTTAAAAACCCCGCCACGATCGGAATCAAATAAGAGTTTTGCAGTGATTTCCGCTTCGGAGAATTCTTTTTCGGTAAAGTTAATTGGAAGTCCTCCGCCTTGTACGTTGAAGCAATCAATTTCCACCATTCCACCGGATCCTTTCTTTTGACCGTAAACATAACAGCCAAATTTAGGGAAAATATCTGCCGAGCCACCGATCACAACTTCCATAGAACCACGATTAGGAGTTTTTACAGAAAAGGAAGCTGTATCACCCACCACAAAAGCATTGACTCCTATTCCGGTGAACTCTATTCCAAAATTAGTTAATGGGGTTTTACCGACTGTTATGCTCAAAGGTGTTGGTGTTATTTTTAGAAGATCGTCTTCATAAGCGGCATCAATACCCCTTGAAAAATCAATATTGGTTGAAATGTAGACGTCAATTTCATCTGCAGAAACTGCTTTAATGATATATTGACCAAACTTGGCGTCAACTTCCCCAGTTATGGGGATTATACCAACGGTTGAGATTCCATTTGCGGCATCAATTAGGGAGGTACCATTAACATTTGCTATTGCGGATACGGTTGAAACAGTTGAGGCGGCAAATTTAGTTGGTTTTTTTCCGAGAAATAATTCAAATGCGAAATCGGGGTATTCTCTTGCAGTAATAGTTAGCTCGGAAGTTATTGCCCCTACTTCGGAATCCCATGGGTATCTAGAAGAACCACCATTAAGGTCAATTGTTTCTGCGGTTAAGGCAAGAGTTGATCCACCTAAAACTCGCATGGTTCCATATATTTCTTTGGTGTCTTTGTTGTAAGGTACAATTTGGTGTACCCCAAAAATACTTCTGATCGGGCTTAATGCCATAAAAAACTCCTTCCTTAGAGTTAAATATTATTTTAGGCTGATAAGTTAATTTTGCAATGTTTGTTTTTCTATTTCTTCCTTTCTTCTTTTAAGGCCATCTGATATTTTTTTCTTTTTTTTTTCTTTTTCCAATGCCAAAAATTTAAATATTTTTTAATCCAATTAAAATCAATAATGGCCATAACTCTCCATTAGTTTTCAAATGCTGCCGATAATGAAAACTCTAAACCAATTCCTTGAGAAAAATTATTAGTGTTGGAATCCTGAAATGTTATTGGTCCTGTCCCAAGGAGGACCACTTTTAAATCTTCAAAGGCATCTAAAATAGCTTTTTTTAATGCCCTGGAATACCTTAAAAGCCTTTTTGAAATATCGGATAAGTTAGTTGATGAAAGTGCTATGCAAACAAAAAAGTTTATTTCGGAGGAATGGGAGTTACCGCCCCTTGATTGGAGGGTTTCGGTTGTAATCCCATATAGAATAAAGGGACTCATATTAATGGTTTCATCATTTAATTGCTGAAAAAAAACTGCTTCGGGGACCACGGGGTCTAATGTTGCCCCATCATTTTTTTCCGCATCTATTTCTAAAAGAATGGGGTTTATTTTTGTTTTTAGGATTTTATCAAAACGATTACAAATTTCTTCTACATCCCTCATTTCTTTTTTCCTTGTACAATCCAAGTTGATAAAATTAGTTTCCAAAGTTCTATTCGTTCATTGGTGGGTTGGTTTTTTATTTGCTTGGTTTTGGTTTGTTCAGGACCAAAAAAAATGAATGGCCGTTTTTTCATTATTCTAGTTCCGGTCATGTGGAAAATTCCGTAAGGAACCGAAGACCCCACTACTAAAATCTTTTTATTTATTATTTGATTAACTGCCTCAGGATTATTTGGATCGGTGATTGAATCAAAAAGTCTCCCGTGTCTCCTAAGCATGGGGTAAAGGAAGCCAACTTCCGCCATTTTCTGCTTTTTAACCTTTTCATTTTTAAAATCTGCCCAAATTGGGAGAAGGGATTTTTGATTAACAAAGGATTTATTTCCTTGAAACCATTCCCTGGAAATTGTGGTAAGGGGGACGGTTAAATCCCCTGTTCTTTGAAAAGCTTTTGCCATTAATTTTTGGAATTGATCATCTAGGACGGTTACTTGGAAGCGCATTTAATCACCATTGAACTTTGTCTTTATTGAAGATTGGCGGAACCATATTATGAAAAACTTTTTGGTTAGAGGAAGCTATTTCAATCCTTGGCGCATCAGGTAAAATGATACTTCCATCCTTTAATCCCTCTAAATATTTTATTGCCGCATTATATTCCAAATCATTAACCTGGTTTTGGGTTACGGGATCAATGTTTTTAACTTGAAGTGCTTTTTTAACCCTGGATGAAGTTAGAAAAATGCAAATTTTCTTTAAACTAAGTAAGGATTGAGGGGCATTGACTGGTATTAAGTAGGTCGCCCCTAAATAGGAATCAATAAAAGCGGATTCTTGTTCGGTCCATTCTGTTATTGTGTCGGCAGTTATTCCACCAGGGATGGTAACCCAATTTATATTTTTAAATTCACGCCTGACTTCGTCCTCTGAACAATATGCCATTAGATAAGCCTACCTAGTTCAAAAACCCACCCTTGAGCAAAGGGTGGGTTTCCGACAATTAAACTTAAAAGGAAACAGAAAAAAGCAATCACCAGACTATATTTAAAATCTAAATAGAATTTTAATCAATGAGAATAAATTTGAGCGAATAACTTATTTCTAGGCTATAGCATTTTTGAAAAGATATCCTGCGTTAGCATTAGAAATAAAATGATCGTACTTGTCATCCGTCAAAATAGCAGTGGCATCCGGTGGGTTATTCAAAGGATATTTAAAAACTCTCCTAGGAGTTTTTCCTGATTTCTGCAATCTATACCCCAGACTTACTTGAAAAGGTGCTGCAGTATCGGGAATTACGGCAAGGATTGCGTCCTTACCCCAACATGAAATGAAATTTTGTGGCTGCCCTTCTTTGGCGGCATCGTAATTACAAGATGGAACGAAAACTTTTTTAAGATCAAATGCCTTTGCAAGTTCAACTGAGCTAAGTCCTCCAGGTCTTGCCTCTCTAAAACCTAATTTATCCATTAATTGGGGATGGTATTTTAAAGTCTCCGCAACCTCCCAATCCAAAATTATAGAATTTGGGAGCATTCCGGTCCCAGCTTTTATTGCTTGTTTTCCGGCTCGAATGTCTCCAATGGGATCAGAGTTTACATAATCAGACCATTGACTTGTACCTGCCAGGGTAACATTTTGAAGCATTATAGTTATATCGGTTAGAGCTTTCGCAAGCGTTACTTCTTTTTGAATTATTAAAAGGGATGTTAACCCTGCGGTCAAATCCCTTTCGGCATCAAAAGGGGATTCATAATTTTCCCGATCCTCATCGGTTACAAACCCCTCAAGTCCAAATGTGCTTATATGGAAGTCAATCAAGTTGGTGACGATTGGGTTCACATTCTTATATGCACCCAAACCGCCAGCATAGGAATTTTCCAGCTTTAAATGATTGCTTCCATAAGCTCCCAGTTTCCCAGAATATTGGGCGACTGAAATCATGGGCAATAACATTTCGGAAATAAACCCTTCCGATTGATAACTATTAGAAACATTCGTTAATAACTTATCTATTATTGCCCGCATTTGGCTCATTTTTTAGCTCCCTTTTCTGTCATTTTTTTTGGTTCTGCTTTTTTTGCAGGTTTCTTTTCTTTTTTCTTTCCTTTAATCTTCACTTTTGTTCCTTTTATTCGTCTATGATTACGTTAATAGGTGTAACACCCACTGAAATTATATCACCGATTGCGCCGGCATCAAGTGCTTGGCAAACTGAAAACTCTCCGGCATTTGAAAGGACTCCGGCACCTTGGGCATTTGGCCCTAGAAATTTCATAATTGTAACCGCTTCTGCCAATTTTAATTTTGCCCCACCTGAAGTTACTACTTCGATAGGATCATCTATATTCAAAGCTTCCGAGTAGGAAACCCCAATAGCTTTTTCCCCTGCAACGGTACAAAGGGCAACGGTATCAACAGCAGTTAGTTTTACTAAATGTGCCGCCGGAATAACTCCCGCCGCTTTAAAAGTTTCAATATCTGGTTTTTTGTATGTCGCCATTTTTTATTTCCTTATTGAAAAATTTCTGCGTATTTTTTAGCAAGTTTTTTATCTTCACTAATGACCATAGAAATAGCTTCCGCCAGTTCAATTTTTTCCGATGCCATTAAGACCTTTGCTTTCTTTAAAATAACTTCCTGAACATCCTCCCCAGAATCATCCTTTCCAGGTTCACTTAGGGATTGGGATTTTCCTTCAAGATTTACCTTAGCTTGATTTTTAAGGAATTCTTCCATGTCATCTTTTAGGTAAGCGGTCCTTTGTGCTTCGCATACTAAACCGGACTTAAGTTTTTCATCGAAAGTTTTATTTTTTTCAATTTTCTTATTTTCATCTACAAGTTCCATGTTCTTTTTAACTTGTGCCTCATAATCTTCACTTAGTTTTTTATGTTTGGTTTCTATTTCAGTTAACTTTGTTTGATTATCCGAGAATTTTTTATTCAATTCGGTTAATTGGGTCTTGGCGGTTTCCATTTCAATCATTAGTTTTGCTACATCGGTATTTTGAGGTGCTGGCATATTTCTTCCTTCGTTAAGTGTTAATGGTTGCATACCTTTTATAAAAGGTCTATTGGTCAAAGCTACCCCTAAAATTGTAGGGCCAAAAGTTTTTAGGGTTTCGCTGTCTTGGTAATCAAAGGCAAACTCTGCGGAAAGGTAGCGGTATTCTTTATTGGCTATTCTCTTTTTTCCGGGTTCGGTGAATTCTATTTCCGCCCAAAGCTCGGTATCGGAATTAGTGGTATATAAATTTTTAATCCACCCCGATGCCGGTCCATCAATATCATGTGCCTGATCCAGGGCTATATCTATTTTTCTGACCTTATTTTTAAAATTTTCAACCATTGATGCAAAATCGGAAGAATCAATTTCTATTTCCTCAGTATCTCCGAAAAAATCAACATAATTAAAGGTTCCGGTTCTAAGGATTTGAACATTTGGGGGAAGGTTTATAATTTGGAAGTCATTAAGGTAATGGGAGAGTTCGGGAATTCTAAAGGGTATCATTAAAAAAGATTAGCTTATCGTGCTTTTTTGTCAATTGATTTTACCAGTGATAGGTGTTTGCTTTTATTTCTTTGGATTCGGGATCATGGGGTTCCATGCAATCGTCAAAATAGAGAGTGCATAACATTAATTTTTCCTCAGATTCCTTTAATTTTTCCTGACAGACTTTTAGTTCCTTATTACTTCCAATAGAGCCGCAGCCTCCGACAAACAATAAAATCCCTAAGAATAATATTTTTTCCATATAATTAGTATTGTAACACTTTTCGGGCTTCAGGAGGAAGCTCTTTTAGGGCAGGAAGCCCGTCTATTTATTTTAAAGAATTAGCTTTTGACTTAAATCTTCCACTATTAGGTTTTTCGATCATATGTGCATAGGCTTGTTTTCTTAACTTCAATTTTCCGCAAGCTTCATAGGCTCCGCCAGAACATTTTTGAAAGTCACTAATATATTTAAATTTTAAAGCCTCTTTTAAGATGGTTTTTTTGTTCCATATCCTATAGTCATACATTTCTGAGCAAGCTTTATCATAAACACCTAATCTTTTTGCCCATAAATGGGCAGTTCTTGATTTTATTTGAAATTCTGTTCTTGTTTTATATTTTTTGGCTTCTTTTAAAATTAATTTTTTAGTCCATTTTGATTTTCTCAGAATTCTTTTTGGCATATGTGTGCAAATTTTATTCAATAATCCTGTTTTTCTGGCTACAGAATAAGCAGACCGATTTTTATTTGCGAATTCAGTTCTACTTTTACAAGTATTTGCGATTTCTTGTAATGTTCTTTTATTATACTTTGAAATATGACCACCTAAAGAAGCTCCTTTACCTGTCGGCATAATATTTATAATTTCCCATCCTCCGTTTTTATAATCTTGAAGTGTTTTATTCTCCAATAGCAATGCATCGTTTGGTGGTAGACTTTTATTAAAATCAATAAATTTATAATTTATTCCATTTTTTATCTTATTTTCTACAAATTTATTGGAAGGTTTTTTAATATGATCTTTTTTTCTTTGTTCAAAATTAAAAGTTAATCCGACATAAACTGATTTATCTTCAAACTCTATTGAGTAAATAGTTCTAAGGAATCTATTCCCCATGGGCTTCATGTGACTACAAATTTCTTCATAGATACCGAACCTTTTTGCGGCTACTGCGGCACCTTGGTATTCTTTTCTTAATTCTGATCTATACCTACATTTTGAGGCTACTTTTTTAATTTCATCAACTGTCCATTTCATAACAATGAATATATATTTATTTATTTGAATTGCAAAAGTACTTATTTACCTTTAAAATTGAAGATATTTTTTAGCATCCGCAGGAAGTGAATCAGGCGAAGGAAGTCCTGTTACTTCTTTACCATTAGGAATTTTTAAAAGAGGGATGAACGTACTGCGGCAATTATAGTGTAATGGACAAGTGAAGTAGTCAAAATAAGGGTCGTCAGAATAAAATAAAGTTCCGTTTAGAAATCTACAAAGCGGTGTACTGGAATTATCATTTGGGTTCCAAAATTCAAAAACCAATCCCTGCTCTTTTGCTTCTGGAGAAGTGAATACCGCATTTCTAGTTTCATTTACAACTTGAGCGGATTGGCTTTCAATTGCATTTTCTATTTTCTTGGCAGAGATAAAAGTCAAATACCCTTGATCAAGGAGAGTTTCCACTTCCTTTTTTTTAAGCTGCCAATTTTGGTCATAGATAAACATTACGTCTTTCTTGTAATCGGCAATAATGGAATCGGTGAATAATTCCGATTGTTTTTCTACCCTTTTTCTGACTGAAGTGGGAATGGTATTTAATTTGTTTAGTTTAGTTCTTTTAAATTTAGGCTCCGCCAGGGTTAAAACCTTTAAATCAATTTGTGCTGCCGTATCATCTATAGTGAAAGAGGCAATTTCCGCAAGCCCTTGTTCCATATCCTTTAAAAATTCCCCATAAATGGCAACTGGAATAATTAAATCATCGGTAGCTAAATATTTCTCATCTTCCCCTAAAATGTCCCAGGCAAAAAAAATTTGGTCGTTATAAGTCTTTTTGATTTTGGGCATATGGAAATCAATAATTTCCTTTAAAAGATCATTGCCCGATTCAATAATATCTAAATAAGTTTTGTCAGGCAATTATTTCAACCTCTCCCTGAATGCCTTAATGGCATTTTCAATATTCGGTGCCATGGGACTTTGTTTTATGTTGGGAGTTTCATCTTTATCAGGTAATCCGTAAAGTTTTCTCAAATATTCCTCAAGTGCCATATCAGGGATAATCATTTTTGAATTAACCAAGTTGGTCATTACTTGGGAGAAGATTAGTCCGGCATCGTCGGTGACCCCTGTTATAAAAAGCTTGGGGAAGTTTTGGACGTTGGGAAAGTTAAGGTTAATTAGCTCTGGAATAATAACCCGATTGAATTCCGCTTCGACAATTCCTACTAAATATTCCAAGGAATTTCTAAAAAAGGAACTAAGGTCTGTGCTTAATGCCTGACTTCCCCCCGTGGTTACTCCCAACTCTAAAAAGGATGCCAAAAAGGATTTTGACATTCGCCGATCTTCATTATCAATCGCCACTTCAACTTTTTGGGGATCGTAGTTATTGAACTTAACATCTACTTCATAACCTTGTGTCTTAATCAGATAATTTGCATGGTGGGTACAAAATTTTGTTAAGGCGTCTTCAAAAATTACCCTATTAACAGTATTCTCCTCCCCTTCGGGTATGGTTCCAACGGGAATACCTATGGCAAACTTTTCTAATCCGATAGCGTTAAGTTTTAAATAATTTGCTTTACGGAAATAGGCACCATAACAGGCACGGAGTAGGGAAATCCCTTCCAAGTTATCCCCTTCCCGATCCACGGAAAAAATACTAAGGAAGTCTTTAGGAATATCTTCGGTTTTTTCCAAATCCCCAAATGCCATTTGAGTTATTCCTGCGAACCTTTTGTTTACAAAATTCCATTTCTCAATGGTCTTGGGGTTAATCCACCGAAGTTCATCTAAACCGATTGAGGTATTAAGGATAGTTTTTCCCTCTACCTGAAAAGGTTTTTCAATTACCTTATGAACCCTTTCAACCACCGAATGCCCAAATATTGGAAAGGAAAAAATATTATTCTTAGTCTGGGAAAGATTTGTACTCATGCTATCAAAGGCAAAGCTTAGAAATTGGGCATGAATATTTGCTTCCGGTGTATCGTCATAAGGTCGCCATTCAAAAACCCCCGCAAGAAGGGGAAGCTTAATACAGGAAACCAACATTTTTGCTTGAGCATCCTTCCTTCGCATTTCATCGTAAACTTTTGCTGCTTGGGAACCATGAAGTGTCTCAAGGTATTCCTCTGCAAAATACCCTGCGTAAATTTCTGTTCCAGAAGTTGACCTTCCGTCATTGGTTTGAACCTGACGGACAGGGATTCCTTTAATTTGGGAATTCAAAATTTTATCCCCATCCATTTGTGGGGTACTTTTTAAAGGGTCATCAAATAAAGAATTTGCCATAATAGGGAAACTTTAAGTTATTTAGTACCCAGAATCATCTTTTATTTTAGTTGAAGAATCTTTTTCAATTTGCATAATAGTTTCCCCTATTATTTGGGGGATCTTTGGAATAACCGCATTTCCTAGGCATCTAATTCTGTGTGTCCAATCGGGAACCCCATCAACCACTCGCAAAATTCCGGGTTCAATCTCCCTTTCAATCTTTTGGATTTTTTTAGACAAAATATCGGAAAGGAATCGGGATGGCGTTTTTTTTTGGGTTGGGAAGTATCCTTCCAATCCCGTGCATTTGGGATAGGGTAAAACTCCGGCTGTTTTACTTGGTTTCTTAAATCCATAAAACTTGGGAAAGTTTTTCCTTTTTGAGGTGGACCTATACCTGATGGAACACTTAGAATTGTTCGCCACAATCCAAATTCGATCCCGTCTATGTGGATAACCAACGGCGTAAGCTGGTATAATATGCCATTCGACATCATACCCGATCGCATAGAGATTTTTGAGAATGGTCCCAAATCCCTTATTTCGCAAATTGGCAACATTTTCAATAATAACCCATTTCGGTTTAATTTCCTCAATAAGCCTTTTGTACTCAAACCATAAACCTGATTTTTTGCCATGGATTCCTTTTCCCTTAATATTCGCTAGGGAAATATCTTGACAGGGAAACCCACCACAAATCAAATTTATCTTTTGCTTAAAATCCCTTTTCGATAATTTTTTAATATCGTGGTAAATAGGGATATGATTCCAGTTTTTTTTCAAAACCTTTTGGCAAAAAGGATCTATTTCACAAAAAGCTATGGTTTTAAATCCCGCCTTTTCCAACCCTAGAGTAAAACCGCCTATTCCTGAAAAAAGATCCAAAACATTCATTTCAATATTCTATTTCCGATTTAATCATTGTAGAACCCTTTCGGTTCACTTCCTTATAACCCTGTGTTTTTTTGGATTCTAAATATTTTAACCCTTGGGTAGCCGCATCAACCATGTCATCATTTGCCCCAAAGGGAAAAGTGCAAATCTCATTTAAAAATAATTCCGCTTGAGGGCTTGTAATCAGTTCCGGCAACCAAATGGAACCCGATTCAAATAAAGGAGAAACGGCGTGGACCCTGGCTTCCTTAGATTCTTTTGGAATAATAGGGATTATTTTGGAAAACCTTTTCCTTAAAACATTAATTATGGCGGCACCATTAGCTTTCTCCTCAATCAGAAGGGCATTATAATCAGGGCAAAATTTAATAAGCCCCTCAATTAAAGCAATTGCCCTTATAAAGGATGCTTGTTCCCTCACTTGATGCACAAAATAATAATCCTTAGGGTAAGCAAACCAAACTTGCCCCACCATATAATCCGAGTTTTTTGTTTCCTTAAAGGTTG